ACATAAGTGAGAAAGCAAGAGATCGGCAATCCTTTTGGCTCAACTCCGTCAAGCGGTGCGTTTGAAAGCACAGGACTAGCGAACATAAACCAACGCTGGCTAGCATAATCATAAATACGTTGAGCGAAGCCATAGTCACCCTCACAATAAGCCAAAGCCGCCCGAGCAAAAGCCTCTTGTGGGCTAGACTCATCGGGCAACATGTAGTAGTCCGTGAGTAGCTTCAAGGCTTGTGCGCTAAAGTTCTCATCACGGTCGTAGTCGATGGCAATCTTGCCACAGTACATATGTTCCATTATTTCTCCGAAAGTTCTTTTTCTGCGCGGGTCGCATACCATTCAGCCTTGCCCACGTTCATCAAGGGGGTATCTTTATCGTTAACCCGTAGTAAATATTTTAGCGAGTTTCCGAGCAAATATCCAGTGAATTGTTCTTCCGTGAGTACAGATTTAATAACCTCAATGGCTTCAAAGTCTTTCTTCTTGTAGTGTTCGGGGTTCTTCCAGTCTGTCATTGCAGTTCTCCAAATTTGGCAGTAATGACATTCCCCTCCATGCTCTTGATGCGATCACGATGTTCCGGCTTTAACTCTTCTTCTGGGACGACTTCACCGAGTGCTTCCAACGTAACCCTTTCCAATCCCATGTCGTAGAGGTCATCGAAGTTTTCGTGGACAGCCCCGAGTAATCCTTGAAGGATGACATAAGTTGGATCAAACATCTTTTCGCCATCAACTTCCACTTGAGTATCTCGAGTTGCATATGCACGGATAGCAAAGCCATCTTCGTCTTCATCTTCATCGTCTACAGGTTCCAGTACAATATAGTAACGCCCCTTGAGTAAGCCAGCTTGCTCGAGAGCGATTAACTTATCTTCATCAATGGTCAAGTCTGTCATACTTTTTTCTCCAACCACTCCAGTGGTATCTGTTTATCAGCCCATAATATACCGTGTTTATCACACCAAGACCCATACGTGGTCTTACTGGACCGGTTTAACTTGTTAGATGCTCTCAGAAATAACATACGGATGTCAAGAAACATGTTCTGTTTAATCACGAGTAACATCTTCTGCCTATCCGCGGGGCTGAAAAACCCCTTGGCCTCAATGTAAATATCCTGTTCCGGAAGATAAAAGTCAGGGGTATACACTTTAGGTTTGGGTTGATACGAAATCTTTTGTTTTTCGTACTCGTATTTAACTCCTTGATCCGCAAGGTATTTTGCTACTTGCAACTCATAATCAGAGCGGAATTTGTGTCGGTAACTCATAGATTTGAAAACCCTTGCACTACTTCCCTAATTTTACTGTGCATACTAGGGCTCGTGCTTTCCATCGCAGACAAAGCTGTAGTGTATTCGTCCCCCGGAAAAGCAACAACACGTCCTTGCCGCAACACATCGTGTATCTTCCGAGTCTCCTCATTAAAATTGCGGACATCTCTTGCGTAAGTTTCGTGGCCTAAAGGTTTTCCGAAGTGTTGCCAGAGAGTCAACGGAAGGCACCTCTCAAAGTTGCGGGCCCATCTAACCCACGGGTCACCGCCCATCCTGTCAGCGGATTCAACATACACAGAGTAAGCCGCTTCGTTTAAATACAAAAGGTGGCGATCAACCTTTTTCATCATGAGCAGGGGCATCTACGGTATCCTCCACTACAATGCGACGAAGGTTAGCAAGACCGTCGGCTTTAATTCCCAAACCAAAGTCCTGACAATCGAGTTGACAGAATATCTTACCGCGCTTGTACGTCATGCTACCGACTTGATAGATCGTCGCGTATTGAACTTGTTCTAAAGCGGGACGCAATTCTTCTACAACCATCGTGTTGTGTTTTTCCACATCTTTCATGATGCGGTCTTTTAACTTAATAATCTTACCCTGAAGTTCGACTACCTTTTTGATATCTGCTTCTTTCATAATTCCTTTACCTTCAACGTGTGATACCAAGCCATCGGCGGTATCTTTGCTTTAGAGGTAACCTTGGGGTGTTGTGTTGCTTTCGGCCAGCAATGGCTTCGGTACCCACAAAAAGTACAACTCTTACTCAACAGTTTGTTTCCAGTTTTGTGAACTGTACCCGCAACCTTATACGTTTCTTCCTCAGGTTCAATCGGGGGTTTTTTAAATTTGAAGTTTGACATGAGAGCTTCAACAACTCGATGCGCTTTGTCCAAGTATACAGCACGATCCTCACTGTGATCCTCTGGTACCTCCACAAACTGAATCGCTCCGCTCGACTTATCCACAACAATCCACCCGCCAAAGGGTAGCCCTTTTGATTCGGAGTAGAGCATTCCCTGCATAACGTATCCGAACGGGTCGTCTTCTTTTAAACCTTCGTACCCTTTCCCAAACTTTTGAGAATAAGAGTACGGAGAAGCAGACTTGACGTCCCAGACCTTCTCTCCGTCCACAGGGTCGTCCATAACCAAATCTAGGGTACCCTGTACCGTGGTGTTTGCGATCTCCAGCTCACACTTGTCCTGAGAGCTCACAACGTTGATGCCCGCACCTTTGAGTACAGCCATGACTGCCGCTTCAATTAAATCTCCGATAAGGAAACGCAAGATGGCGTTGTATTCCATCTCTTCTTTTATCCCGTCGCGCCCGCATACTTGTTGGCACAAGGGGTGCCCGAGTCCGCTCATGCGAATACGCCACTCAGGATTCCGGTTAAACTGTTTTTCGATTGCGGCTTTGCAATCATTTGTGAATTCCTCAATGACAGAAGGGGGAAGTGTTACCTCCCCCCTTACTGCCTGCATGAGAAAGTTCTTTACTTGAGCTTCCGCATACATATGGATCAGCCCCCGAATTCAGCCGCGAGATCGACTTCTTCTTCGGTTGCTTTCGCTTTTACAGCCTCCTTGTATTGCTCCATAATATTGGTGTTGGATGCTTTAACCGTCTGGGCAAACATCTTCAACATCTCTTTCTTCCCATCGTCAAGGGCCTCCGTATCCTTGCGACGTGTAAAGACCGGCACGTAATATGTGACCGATCCCTGCTTCTTCCGTGAAGTAGTTAAGTCAAACACCACCTCCTGCATTGAGACGTGCTCATTGTTAAGCTTGTCAATTGCTTCACGCGCAGGGCGGAAGCCAGAACGCTTAAAATAAGCCATTACAGGATAGTCGGTAATCTTAACCTTGTCGCCATCTGCGTTCTCTCCTTCCATAGAGATTGTTGCATAAAACACCTGATTACAGGTTGCTTGACGAGAAGCAAGCGTCATTGGGTGATCCTCACCGAGTTGCTCCTCTTCCGACTTAGTTAAGCGGCCACATTTATCTCCTCCCGAAGTATCTGGGAAGCGATGGTTGAGGCTTGGTGCCTGAACAGAGCGAGAGGAGAACTTGCCTTCCTCCTGATCCCATACAGACCATTCGTACGTACGGAGGAGAGGTTTGAATTCTACACTGTCTGAGTAGACAAACTCACCATCATGGAAAATCTTCCACGCACCGCGCTTCAGAGTCTTACCATCCTCAGTTTCCGTTTCGTAGTTAATGTTTAAACGAGACAATCCCTGTTTGGGTGTGTCTTCGTCTGCTTGGCCTGATACTGCCATCAGGGCTTTTGTATCCCCCGCTTGAGCGGCGTTGATGATACTATCGAAAGCATCGTCCAGTGTTGCTACTTCGTTCATTACGTTCTCCTACACTTCGTAGACTGTGTGGGTATCCAACCAGTTTGGACCCATCTTAATTTCCAACCCGATAGGCATATCATAAAGTACACCATATCGACGTTGGCATTCATCGGGAAGTGAAAGCATAGCTTCCGCAACCAGATTAGTAACAGTATCCTCCTCTCCGGGGAATACGTCAAGTACAATACTATCATGAACTGTGTTACATATCACACTTTTTAATTCCTTAGATTTCATAGAGTTATTAAGATAAACTAAGGCTATTGGTAAGAGATCCCCCGTCGCGAAACCTTGCACAGGGTAATTGCAAATTGCAGTTCGGTTGGTCGCAGTCCCATATTGAGTCCATTTTGTTCCGGGAAATGCGTACTCTCTACCAGACGGCAACGATATGTGTCCTTTCGTCACCGCACTTTTTTGTAACTCATCATGCCACGCGGTCACTCCGGCGTATTTTTCTTTGAACGCACGGTAATATCTCTGCTGATCAGGAGTACCTGTCGTTCCCCCGTAGAGCGGCTTAAAAGTATGAGCCTTAGCGTCTTGCCGTGAGCACCCAATAATTTCAGCAGTGACAGTGTGTACATCAGTCCTTTCCTCTACATCGTGGTAGACATGTGGATCATTTGCTAAATATCCTGCAACTCGGAACTCGAGTTGAGCGTAATCAGCTTCGAGTATTTTCCCTCCTTCAAAACGAGAGACCATTGCTTTCCGGATAGCGAATGTAGAACCACGGGGCATATTCTGGAAGTTGGGGTTACGAGAACTGAGCCGTCCGGTAGCTGTGACACATTGCATGAAATCGGGGTGTACGATGTTGTTTCTGTCTCGGTTGTTTTTGAGTCCTTCGACGAAAGTAGAGAGATATGTGCGAAGTGCATTGTATCTGGAGTAAGACTCTGCAAACTCTCTGGCGGTACCTGAAAGTTCATCAAGGCGTTCTTTAAGTGTATCATGGTCTGTTTTGAACCCTGCGGCGGCTGTGTCCCACGAGTCGCGTGGGATAATTTTGAAACCTGCGATTTCTTGTGTCGGTACATATAATGTTCCATCTCCATGACAGGCTTTACAAATACGGACAGCTTTACCTTCCGTACCATCCTTTTTAATTACCTTGTTACGCCCCAGACCTTTACACGCTGTGCAACGAGATGCGATTGTTTTACGGAGAATTTCCGTGTTGTCTTTTACGATACGGGCGAATTCTTTCTTGTCGTACTTGGTTCTCTGTTTGGGTTTGCGGGTGGAACCCCGGAGTTCAGAGCCGAGATTAAATATATTACTCCACTGACGTTTGTCTTTTACTTTACGAGAGTAAAACAACATAGACCGATCATCAGAAGACGAGAGGTTAATAGGGGTGTCCCCCATTGCTTCCTCTGCCATACGCTCAAGCTTATTCTCAAGCGTATTCATCTCCGTCCGGTATTCGTCCTCAATCTCACTGAGGACAACTGGGTCGATCTTGATACCCGTCCTCTCCAATCTCGATAAGACTTCTGTCATCTCTAGCGACAGGCGTAGGGTGTTCAATAGTTTCGATGCCATAGGCTTTAATCTCCTCTTGGAGTTTCTGTGAGAAAATCTCACCGTTCATTACACTACCCATACCGTCGAGCACACCATTGTAATACTCGACGCTCGTTAAGTCATCATCCATATCAGCTTCATTACGTAGAAACGTGTAGATGTTAACAGCGGATTCACGGGTGATGCCACCCATGAGTCCTTTATACGCTAGGGGTTTCTTGCTCATCATCATTCCCTTTCAAAAGTGACTTATCGATAGAGTACTCATCGTTCTCTTTATCGATTGCTTTCTCGAGTAATGATGTTAAACCAATCTCTACGAGAAGTCGAGTCGCTTCGGGGGTAGTCTCAATCTCAAGATTCGCAGAGCCATCTTCGTTCTCTTCCAAGCGTGTGACTTTAATCATCCCGAGTTGCTCTTGTTTCAATATATTTTCGTGATCTTCACTCACCGATTTATCTCCTGTTGATTTTGCATAGTAATACTATGCTTTCCCCACGGTTTGGTAATTATCCAGTGACCCAAGGGTACCACACCACGCCACTGCTTTTCAAAGCCTCCCTGACGTGGTCTTCCTCCAAAGGCATTAGCCCGCTTTTCCAAACCGAGTTTCTCTCGATGCCGACACACGTATTGCGTAATCGCACTCGGCCTACGTTTTAGGTAAGCGGCGATCTTGTTAGACGACACGCCTTCCTGCCACATCTTGACTAACGTGTTTACATCTTTTTCAGTCCACGTG